CCCGCGCGCGAGCCGCGCAAGCGTACCGTCCTGACTTCGCGCCAACGACGCGGCAGGCGGCGGCGCTTGCAGCATGGGCGCGCGGCTTCGCCCCATCGCGGCGGTGAGACTGTTGGCGATCCGGTCGATCCGCTCCACCGGACGATCCTGATCGCGGGCAAGGCCCTGATCGAGGCCCTCCATCATAAACCCGCCGAACGACGCGAAGACGCGGGACGGGGAGTGGATGCCGAGCTTGCTCTTGAACCAGCTCGCTGCCGACGAGGCGGCACCCACGATCGTGTTCTTGAGCTGCCCGAGCATCCCCACGATGCCGGTGATGATGCCGCGCACGATATCGCCGCCGGCGGTGATCATCCGTTGCCCCAGCGGCCCGCGCATCCAGGCGAGCAGGGCCATGAAGCCCTGCACCATCAGGCCCTGCGGCGTGAAGCTGAGCAGGATCCGGCCCATGAACTGCACGCCCTGCGAGACAGCGGATTTGAACCCTTCCCAGAGCCCTCCGAACCACGCTTTGATTTTATCCCAGTTGGCGTAGATTGCGTATCCAGCGGCGATCAAGCCGACGACGGCCAGCACCACGCCGCCAACGATGCCGATCAGCGGCAACATGCCCACTCCGAGCAGCGTGGCGGTCGCCGAAAGCGCGGCGAACGGTGCAGCCAAACCCGCGATCAAAATGGCTCCGCCGCCCAGCACCAAGAACAGCGTTGCGAATGCGGCTGCGCCCAATAGGAGTCCCTTGGCGAGCCCCGGATTGGCGGCCGTCCATTTCGCCACCCGATCCGTGAAGGCGTTTGCCCGCTCCAGCACCGCGTTGACGGTGGGCAGCAGCTTGGCGCCGAGCGTAATGCCCAGTGTTGCTGTGTTTACCTGCAGCCGCTTCGTCTGTTCAGCGGAGTCCTTCATGCGCTGCGCAAAGTCGGTGTCGGTAACGCCCTTCGCCTTGGCAGCTTCCGCGCGAATGCGGCGATATTCGTCCATGTTCTGGATCAGCGGGCGCAAGCCCTGCTGCACCTGGGAATCTTCAAACAGGTTGCCCAGCTTCGAAAGATCGCCTTTCAGCGTCTTATTGGTCAGTTCTGCGATGGCTTCGAGGGGCGTTTTACCTTCGGCGTAGAGCTTCTTCAGTGATTTAGGGAGATCAACGCCCATCTTGGCAAAGGCGCGCACTGTTGCGGGCGAGCTAATCTTCTGCAGGACGTTGCTCATGTTCGTCGCTGCGGTGGCGCCGTCGCCCGTCCCTTTCATGAAGATTTGAAGTCCGGCCGAAAGGTCTGCAACTGCGTTGACCCCGGTCTGTCCGAGCCCCTGATAGGCGGCGGTTAGCATCGGGAAATGCTGTGCCATATCCTTGATTTCGAAAGCGCCAGCCTTTCCAGCCTGCGCCATCACATCAATAATGCGCGAGGTTTCAGCTACCGGGATTTTGAGGTTCGAAGTCGCCGAAAAGGCCGCGCGAGACAAATCTTCGATCTCCGCGTGATAGGCGGTCGCCGCGCGACCGATCGGCGTCATCATCGCTACGGCATCTGGTACGGACGCGCCCATTCCAGTCAGCGCATCAGCACCGGCCTGAATTGCCTCCGGCATCTGGTTTGCGGCCCGCGAGGCCGCAAGGAGCGTTTCCCCTAGCCGGGCCGCTTGCCCACGGCTGAGATCCGCTTTCTGGCCGATGCTGGTCATGCCGGCTTCGTACTGCTGCGCAGCGGCGACGGCGCCGACCAGCGGCGCGCCCAGGGCGCGGCCGGTCTCGATCGCGGAAAAGCCGCTGGCCGCCATGCCGGCGGCGGTGCCCTGCGCTGCGCCGAAGCGCTCGCGCGCGGCGGACATGCGGCGGGCGCGGTCGCTGGACTGCTGCAGCCGGCGGGTCTGCTCGGCCAGCTCGTCATTGGTGCGGGCAACGGCCTGGCGCAGGTTGCGCTCGTGCTGGGCGAGGCCGCCGGCGCCGAGGCCGGCTTCGCGCATGCGGGTGCGCAGGCGCTGCAGCTCGGCGCTCTCGCTTTCGTGGCGGGCCTTCAGCTCGGCCGCCGATCGCTTGGCGGCTTCGAAGTCGCGGGCGAGCTTGCGCGTGGGGTTCTCGGCCGCCTGCATCTGGCGGGCCAGCTCGGCCACGCGGGTGCGCGCGGCGCCGAGCTGCTGTTCGGTATCGCGCAGGCCGGTTTTCAGCGTGCGGAAGGATGCCAGATCGGCCTGGGCACGGTTGAGGCCGGCGAGCTGGTCGCGGGTCTGCTGCAGCGCGCGGGAGGCGCGGCCCGAGCCGCCCGCGATGTCACGAAGCGGCCGGGAGACCTTGTCGCCCGCTTCTAGCAGCATGCGGATGCGGAGATTGCGATCCATCGTCAGTCCTCAATCCCGTTGAGGGCCTTCAGCCGCTCGATCGCGCGGGCGTGCCAGCCCATCAGCTCGGCGAGCCCCATCACGTCCATGACGGGCGGCGGCCAGTGAAAGACCGCCGCCACGTCTGCCATCACATCGTCTACGCGGTTGGGGAGGCCGGCTTCGCTGCCTTCGGCAGCAAAAAATCCACCACCTCGGTGCCGAACTGGAGAAGGTCGCTGGGCGCCATGGCATCCACGAACGGCTTGAGCAGCACCGGCGCGGTGATGCGGGGCGCGAGCGTCTGCAGCGAGGCGACGTCGAGCTGCAGGAGGTTCTGCAGCGCCAGGCCGCGCAGCTCGCCCGAGCCGGGCTTGCGCACGGTGATGGTGGTACCGGCGGCGATCTTCTCCTCGCCGCCGACGATGATCGCTTCGTCCAGGGTGAAGCTGCTGGTGATTGCGGACATGGGAAAGCCTTTCGATCAGAGGGGATGGAGCGGCGCGCGGGTCAGGAGACCGCGGCGCGAATGGCGGCGAAGCGATCCACGCCGAAGATACGAAACACCCCGTTCAGCACGTCGATCTCGATTGCCTCCTGGCCGTTCCAGTCGAGCCGATAATAGACAGGGGCGAACTTGCACTTGAACTCGCCGCCTTCACCGATCTTGGCTTCACCGAAGTCCAGTTCCTCGTACCGGCCGCGCACGGTCACCTCGATCACGTCGACATCACCAGTATCTTCCCGCTGCCACGCGCCGGAGAAGCGGAGAAAGGTGCCGGCGAGGCCGGGCAGCCCATATTGGCGCAGGATGGAGAGTTCGGGGCCACCGAGGGTGAATTCCATCTCCATCGCCTCGGCGCCCATGTCGAGCTTGACCGTGCCGTCCATGCCGGCGCCGCGATAGTCTTCGAGCTTGCGGGTGAGCTTTGGCAGGGTGACGCTGCTGGCGGTGCCCTTATACTCGTTCCCTTCCGAGAACAGGTTCATGTCTTTCAGCTTGCGCGGGAGGGCCATGGTTCAGCCTTTCGATGAGAGCGGGAAGGAAGGCGGTCAGGCGGCGACGGCCGCCGCGAAATCGGCGAAATAGCTGTCGGTGATCCGCTGATTGAGGCCGAGCGCTTCGAGCGGCGGCACCGCCGTGTAATCATAGTCGATCAGCAGCTTGCCGGCGCTCAGCTGGTCGATCGGGTTGCGGGTCGCGTCGAACCACGCCTTGCCGCCGAGGAGCTGGCCGGCCAGCGTCATCTGCCGCAGCTCGCCGTTGATCGTCTCGACGATGTCCTTGGCGAGGCTGGGGCGCAGCGGTTTGTCGATCGCCCACATCATGCCCCGGCCGATCGTATCGAGCAGCACCTGGGCGGTGCGCGTCGCGCTCTCGAAGGCGAACAGCGGATCTTCGGAGCAGGTGCGCGAGCCCCAGATCCGGAAGCCGCCACCGGCACGCACCAGCGCGCAGACCTGCGATTCGTTCAGCAGATTGGCCTCGCTGCCGGAATCCTGAATGTCGAACTGGATATCCTTGGTGAGGCCGATCACGCCGTCCACCGGCACGTTGCTGATCGTCTTGTGCCAGCCCTGCTCCAGATCGATGCGGGCGCGCAGGCCGAGTGCGCGGGCGACGCCGTAGCTCACCACGGGCGTGCCGTTGACGGCGTCGGTCGCGTAGAAGTCGGGATAGATGAGCATCAGCTCGCGCGCCGAGAAGTTGGTGCGGTACGCCTTCGCCGCGCTGATGTCGCCGCCGATCGCCGCGGCATAGACCATCGCGCGCAGCTTCTTCGCCACCACCACCAGCGCCGTAGTGACGGCCTGGGTATCGAGGCCGGGGCAACCGAGGATGCGGGGCTTCACCCCTAGCTGTGCCTCGGCGGCGAGCAGCGCCTGCATGCCGGTCTTGATGCCCTGGGCGGTGGTGGTGCCGATCACATTGGCGGCCAGCTCGCCGGCATTCGCCCCTTCGGCCACGCGGACGATCACGATCGGGCAGCGCACCTGATCGGCGATGGCGCGCAGCGCATTGGGCAGCGTGCCCGTCGTGCCGGCATCGGCGAGCGCCGCTTCGGGATCGGTGACCAGCACCGCCTTGTTGAGCGGGAAGACGTCCGCCTTGGCGGCAGGGGCGGTCACTACCATGCCGATCACCGCCGTCGCGGCGGCGACCAGGCTGCGCGTGCCGGTGCTGTCTTCGGTGATGCTGATGCCGTGCTGAAATGCCATGGGCGGTCTCCTAAGCGTAGACGGTGAGGCCGCTGCGGGAGGCGAGCGGCACGGTGATGCGGGTGCGCAGGGTGGCGCGCGGCTGATCGGTGCGGGTGCCCTCGACGATCACGGTCGCCTTACCGGGGGCCGGCTGTTCGAGCGCGATGCGGGTCACCTTGATCCGCGGCTCCCAGCGCTTGAGCGCCAGTGCGGTCGCGGCGAAGATCCGAATCCGGCTCGCCGGGTTGGCGGGCTGGTCGACCAGCTCGGACAGCAGCGAGCCGAAGTCGCGCAGGCAGGGTACGGAGCCGATCGGGGTGCTGAGCACGCGGCCGACCGACTGCGAGAGGTGCGCGTCGCCTTCGAGCGGCTTGCCGGTGGCGGAGGACATGCCCCTCATTGCGGCACCCCCGAGACGCCGCCGCCGGGCTGCACCTGCATATGCTTGTGGGTGGCAAGGCTCTTGCCGCCGCCCACCACGTCTGCGGTGCTGGTGATCTTGCCCGTCGCGTACAGCTTGCCGTTGAGCGTCATGTCGGCATTGACGGTGAGCCCGCCGGGGGCGGTGATCTCGGCCGCGCCGCCGGCTGCGATCGTGATGGCGAGCTTGTGCGCCTGGGGATCGTAGGAAATCCGCGTGCCATCGGGGAAGTCGATCAGGCACGAAGCATCGCTGGCGGGGGCGGGGTGCGCGTCGCTGAACAGGGCGCCGAGGATGATGCCGGCCTGAACATCGCCTTCCGGGCAGAAGAGCAGCACCTGCTCGCCCATGCTGGGCGGCGACCAGATCCGCACCGCGCCCGCGCGCGGCGCCGCGAAGGGGATATCGTCCGTGAGGAGATCGCCGACGCGGACGCGCACCGTGCCCTGGGCAAGATCGAGGCTGTCGATCGTGCCCAGGCGCATCAGGTTGCCGATCAGGCGGCGGGGATCGTTGAGATCGTTCACGGTGCCGGACTGTGCCGCCGGCACCGCGAACATGCGCGGGTGCGGGCTTGTAAATGCCCGACTTACAAGGCGAGGCTATTTCGCGGCGGCAGGCGTCGTGTCCGGCGCGGGCGGCGGATTGGTGATCGCGCCGGCTGCGATCTTCACCTCGACACCGGCGGCCACGTCGGCAATCCGCGCCTCGGTAGCCGCCGCGTCATATTTGCCGCGGGCATTGAGTACCGCGTTGACGTCGCGGGTATGGGTGATGCCCGCATGCTCGAAGGTGACGCTGACGGTCGGGAGCGCAACGCTGTTGATCGTCCACTTCATGGGTAGTTCCTCCTGCTCAAATGCCCACGGCGCGCCAGTCGATCGCGTCGATCTGATTGATCGAGGTCGAAGCGGCCGTGTACTGGACCATCAGCGAGCACCCTTCGGCCGACCGGGATACGCGCTGGATGGTGATGTCGAAGCGGTTGTTGGCGAAGTTGTTCACGCCTGTGGCCGAGATGTTGACCGAGTCCGCATTGGTGAACGGTATCGGGAAGGTGACGAACTGCTGCCCCTCGGTGAACGGGCCGTTGATCGTTCCCCATTGCTCGATCACGCCGTTCGGGCGCCGCTCCCAATAGCCGTTCGCGTTCGATCCAAAGCGAGCGCCATCGTTCTGCAGGACGAAGTCACTGGCCTGCCGTCCGTCGAGCAGATCCGCATCGAGGCCGGAGCCCGCGCCGTCATTCGAGGCGCGCCAGACATCGGCGATGTTCTGGTCGAAGACGATATTGCCGATGTCCGACGCGTCGACGGTCGCTTTCAGGCGCGTGCCGGACCAGCCGATATGGATGGTGTTCGGCAGTTGCCCTGCGCCTGTGCCCTGGCGCACCGGCCAGAAGCCGAGGCGCGCGGGAATGTTGGTATAGAAGCTGCCGTCCTGACCATCGAGCGCGTCTGCATCCAGCCCTGAGCCGGAGCCGTCGTTTCCGGCATGCCAGATCGTGTAGGCGTTCGCTCCATGGCTCCAGCCGCCGATCTTCAAGGCGTTGTCCGTGTCGAGCCCAAGGTATGTTGCGAATGCGCCAGTGCGGTGGAACGAGAGCATCGCGGCCCCTGTCCCATTCCCCTTGATTTCCACTTCTCCGAGGAACGGCGTGACTGTTCCGATGCCGTTATTGCCTGTGGCTCCGGAGGCGAAGGTCATTCGACCGAGGGTGTCGCCGGACCGATTGGCCGGCGTGTAGCCCAGGCGAGCGGTGATGTTGGTGTAGAAGCTGCTGTCCTGCCCATCCAGCAGGTCGGCATCCAAACCAGATCCGGCTCCATCGTTGCCCGAATGCCAGGCGCGGCCGCCCTGCAGGCGCAGCTCGCCCGTCGCGCGGTACATCAGGAAGGGGGTGTCGATCACGTTGCCGGCGTCGTCGAAGCGATTGATGAAGAAATCGCTGCCGGTGGCGCCGCCTGCCTCCGCGCTTGCGTTCATGCCGACGTCCCACCGGACGCGCCCACTCCGTTGAAAGCGGAGGAACGAAAAGGCGCCGGCGACGCTCTCGAAGTAGAAGATGTTCGATCCGGCTCCGGCCAGCGCGATGTTGCCGGTGAAGGTATCGCCCGCGCGATTGGCCGGTGTGTAGCCCAGCCGGGCCGGGATATTGATGTAGAAGCTGCTGTCCTGGCCGTCGAGCAGGTCCGCATCGAGGCCGGACCCCGCGCCGTCATTGGAGGCGCGCCAGACATCGGCGATGTGCTGATCGAAGACGATATTGCCGATATCCGTCGTGTCGACCGTCGCTTTAAGGCGCGTGCCCGACCAGCCGATATGGATGGTGTTCGGCAATTGCCCCGCGCCCGTGCCTTGGCGCACCGGCCAGAAGCCGAGCCGCGCGGGTATGTTGGTATAGAAGCTGCCCTGCTGACCATCGAGCAGGTCGGCATCCAGCCCGGAGCCTGCCCCGTCGTTGCTCGCGCGCCAGATATCACTGCCCCAGCTCGACAGCCGCGCGGACAGCGCGAAGCTCAGCCCCCTGGGGGTGACGGCGCGGCGATCATCGGTGCCGGCATTCGCCTCCGCGTCGGTCGCCAGCTCCACCACGCCCTGCATCTCGGTGGTGGCGGGCGGGTTGAGGAAGTCGGTGGCACCGAAGGTCAGGCTGGTGGCGGCGATGTCCGCGAAGCGCACGTCCAGGGCGAGCAGCAGCATCGCCTGGGCGGACTTCTCCACCAGCGGCGCTGCCTGGGTGTAGGCGGCGAACAACGTGCCATCGGCGAGGTACAGGGCGAGCGAGCGCACCGTGTAGGCGGCGCTGCTTTCGTCGCGCACCGTGACGTGGATGGTATCGGCCGCCACGGCGTCGCCCGCGATCGTCGTGATCCGCTTGATCTCCGCCGGCATGCTGATGCTGGTCGCGGAGAGGCCCCAGGCGGCAGCGGACACGCCGACCGAGGCGATGCGCACGGCATTGGTGCCATCCCTGGCGGCATTGACCAGCGCAGCGCGACCGGCATTGGTGACGGTGAGGGTGAACGGCATCGCGGGCTCCGATCAGGCGTCGAACTGGAGACGGTTGAAGAGGACGGGACGGCCCACGGCGACCAGGCTGGTCGAGCCGTTGAAGCGGAGCCCCTGGGTGAAGGTGAACTGAGAGCGCACCGGCTTGGTGCGGCGCACTTCGGCGATCACGGCATCGGCGAAGGCAGCGGTGGCGGGCGCGCCGTCATTGCCGCTCAACTCCACCGCCATGGTGAAGGTGTGGGGCGGCCCGGGCGGTGTGAGCTGCCACCATTCCCGAAGCGCCACCGCGCCGCCGAACGATTCGACCACGGCCCGCACCGACGATGCCGTGCCCTTGCGGCGCTGGATCTCGATGGCGCGGCGCACGCGGGCGCGCTTCACCTCCTCCGGCCAGTCACTCGACCAGGCGTCGATCGACACCGCCCAGGCTAGATAGGGCAGGAGCGGCAGCGGACAGGTTTCCGGATCGATGATCGAGCGCAGCGGCACCGGCAGATCGCCCATGCGCGCCGCGGCGCTCTCGATCGCGCGTTCCAGCGCGGTGGCGTTGGGGGGCAGCAGGCTCCCGCTCATTCGCCGGTGCCGGCATAGGTGAGGGTGACGCCGGTGCAGTATGCCGCCTGCGTTCGGTCGACCACGATGTCCGCCGCCGGAGACGACAGGTTGACGTTCTGCACGCCCTCCGCGTGCAGCGCCGCGAAAATGCCGGAGCGGGTGATATCGACGCCCAGGCGGTGCTGGCGCGCCCGATACTCCTCGATGCGCCGCTGCGCCTCGGCGAGCACGATCGACCCATCCGGGCCGCTGAACGTCGTGAGCGAGGCGGTGATCTGGTAGGGTACGATAATGGCCGACTGCACCGTGACCGCGTCAGTGAGGGGGCGCACGGTCTCGGCCGAGACATGGGCGGCGACCTTGGCGAGAAGGTCCGGCGCGGCGGTGCCGTTGCCGATGCGCGACAACACGGTGACCAGCACCTGGCCGGCTGCCGGGCTGGTGGCGCTCGCGTCCAGCACGTCGCCATCGGCCGAGCGGGCATGGAAGATATAGGCGCCCTCCGGGCCTGCGACCGAGAAGCCCTCGGGGGCGAGGACCAGGCGGGCGCGCAGCGCGGCATCATCCTCATAGGTCGGCGGCACATTGTTCGCCGGATCGCCCGGATCGAGCACGAGCCGGGTCACCGACATCAGCGCGGCCAGATGGTCGAGATCCGAGCCGGTGGCGAAGGCCGGCATCACCGCCTTGGCCGCATCGTTGATCCGCCCGCGCAGCAGCAGCTCGCGATAGGCGCAGACGCGCAGCAGCATCACCGCCGGATCGGATTCCACCGACGCATCGAAGTCCGGCAGGAACGCGCGCAGGCTGGCGAGCATCTCGCCATAGATCTGCTCGAAGCTGAGCGGCTCGATCACGTTCGGCGCGGGCAGGCGCGACAGATCGACCGCGGTGAAAGTGACGGAGGTATCGGCCATGGCCGCCATGTCGGGGCGCGGCGGCAGCACATGCCAGCGGCAAGCCTTGTAAATGCCCGCTTTACAAGGTCAGGGGTTGAGGTGGCGCAGCAGCAGGTCGAGAATCGCCCCGGCCTGGGCGTCGGTGACGCCGAGCAAGGTGCGACGCGCATAGCGCACCGGCTTCGCCTTGGCAGCAGGACGATCCATAAGCCCCTCCTGCGACACGCTGGCGATCTCCGACACGCGGCCCGCGAAGCCGACCCATGCCTCGCGATCGGTGGCGCCTGCGCGCAGGTTGCGGCCATTGCGCAGCTTGCGGAACATGGCGGCGCGGCGGATGCTGCCCTTGCGGCGGAACTTGCCCGCGCCCTTGTTCTGCTCCTCCGGCTCCAGCGGGAGCCAGCGGTCCACCTTGTCCCAGAAGAAGCTGCGGATGCCGCCGGCCTCGACGTCGAAGCCGGTGAGCAGATTGCCTTCGTGGACCCAGCTCTTCATCAGCACCAGGCGCGGCTCGGGCGCGCTCTTGGGGTAGAGGAACTTCACCGCATAGTTGCCGGGACGCGGCGCCGGCTTCTTCTTGCGGGCCGCATAGGCGCTGCCATCGGGGTTCTGCTGCCGCCCGATCCGGTCCGACTGCGATCGCTGCAGATCCTTGGCCATCACGCGCAGCAGCCGACGGCGCTCGGTAGGGGCGATGCTGCGCAGCAGCGCGCCCGCGATCCGCTCCACCTCCGCCAGGTCTTCGCTCATTGGGCGTGCTCGGCGACCAGGCGCGTCTCGTCTGCCGGCACGTCGCGCAGCAGCAACTGCAGCAGCGACACGCACCCGACGCCGTCGAAGGCGTCGACCAGCCCGGTCTGCGCGGGGTGGCTGGTGGTGAAGCCGCCGGTTTCGAGCGGCTGCACGGTGACGATTTCGGTCAGCTCGATCCAGATCGACACGTCCGCCGCGTCGGCGCTCAGGAGTTCGGACTCGAAGCGGAAGGGCTCCTGCGGGTTCGTCTGCAGGAGATCCGGCTGCGCTTCGGAGATCCAGGCGAGGATCGGCACCATCAGCCCGTCGATCGAGCCCGCATAGTCCTGCGCCACGATGTTCAGGGTATAGCGATACTCGAAGGCCAAGGAGCCGGGCCGCGCGGCGACGCGGCCCCGGTCGACGAACATGCTGAGCTTCGACGGATCGTCGCGCAGCTGCGGCACATGGGCGAGCAGGATGCAGCGGAGACTATCCGGCTTGTTCATGCTCACCCACCGACGATTGGGGTTCGGGCACGAGGCGCGCATTCTCGCCAAAAATCGGGGAAGGATCATAGGGTGTGACCCCGTCCCATTCGACGCGGTTGACCACATTGTCGCGGTCATCGACTACCAGATACACAGCCACGATAGACCCCCTCAGAAATACCAGGTGACGCGCGCTTCGCCGCGCCCGCCTTCCCCACCCGCACCCGAAACGAAGCCGGCGTCGCACGCGCCGCCACCGCCGCCGCCGCCGCCTGGCGTGCCGCCGGATCCGCCGGCAGCGCCCGTTGCACCGGTCAGGGCCGCGCCGCCGCCGCCCCCGCCGCCGGCAGTCTGGACGATGGTGTCGACCACCGATGCGCCAGCGCCCCCGGCGGGGACAGACCATGTGCCGTTCGCGCCGGCAGCTGTTCCGCTGACCGCGCTGCCAGATCCAGCACCACCGGACGCTGCTGCGCGGATGACATTGCTGGCATCCATGCTGCCGCCCGCGCCGCCACCGCCGGCAGCGCCGCTGCCGCCCGATGCCGCGTTCGCAGTCGAGGATGCGGCGGAGCCGTTACCGGAGGCGCCAAAGGTGCCATTGGGGCTCGCCACAGCCGCGGCACCACTTGCTCCGCTGCCAGCCGCTCCTCCCGCGCCCCCATCTGCGCGGGCGAAAGTGCCCAACAATGTCGTGCCGCCCGCTGTGCCAGGATTCCCGTTCGCGGCCGCCGTGCCCACACCAGCCCCCCGAGCGCCGCCAGCGCCGATCGTTACCTGCTCGGTCGTGCCGTGGATGCTAGCAGGGTAGCTGCGATAATGGACGGCACCTGCTGCACCTCCTCCGCCGCCGGTACGGATGGTGGAGAGCGCGCCGCACCGCCCGCTGCCACCGCCGCCGCCGCCGCCGATCAGCAGCGCGTCAAAGGACGTTGCAAGCGGCGGTTTGACGCTGGCGGCGGATCCAGAGCCGGTGATGACGAATCTCAGCGGCGCAATGTTCCAGTGCATCGGGATCCAAGCACTACCGGTCCACAGCAGGCTGACGCTATCGTTGCGGGCGGAGAGCCATGCAAGATCGGTCGCGCCGGAACGGACGGTAACGCGGTTCGCGGTCGCATCGAACTTGCGGATCCAGAGCCGGTCGCCGGCTTTGAGGCCGGCCGTCGGGAGGGTGCACAGCATGGCACCCGCGCTGGCATCGGCGATCAGCAGTTGCCCGACATCCGCGGCGGCCAGGACGTAATCCATAGTCTTGACCAGCAATGCCAAGCGCCCCGCGTAGAGCTCTTCGAAATTGTCGTTCGCCTTGATCCAGGCATCGCGATCAGTGTCGCCCTTGTTGTCGTTGGGCTTGTCGCCAACGCCGATGATTGCCCGCGCCATCGCTCAGCTCCTGTCGGTCGTATAAAGGGTGGAATCCGTCGTCTTGGTGGTTCGATCAACCGTGCGGGACAGGACCGCGACAAACGCGGCCTTCAGCGCGAACATGATCGGCGAGAGACCAAGGCCCAGCTTCACAGCCATGCCTCCAGCTGCGTCGCGGTGGTCCCTGCGGTGATCACCTTAGTGATCGACCATGGGAGCACCTGATCCGCGGCGATCTTGCTATCGCGCTGTTCGCCGGAGGCCATGAGAACTCGAATGGTGCCGCCCGTCCCGAGGCAGCGGATCGCGCGCGAGGGGGCGGGAAGCGGCGTTCCCTGGACAATCGGCACCACGTCGATCGCAGCGCCCTGGGCAGCAATGGCATCAAGCTGGGACTGCTGCAGTTCGGCGGTGGCGACTTTGCTCATTTCAACGGGTCTCCGGTTCGGGCGTGCAGGTTCCGGGTGCGATCCACTCGACCAGGCGGCGGAAGCGGACGCGCTGGTCGCGATCGTGGATCACCAGCGCGCGCAGGGCGGCGCGCTGGCCGGACTCGGCCTGGGCGGCAGCGCGGTCGCGGCCCGCCTTGATTTCGCGTTCGGCGGCGGCGGCGCCGAGCACGCGGGCAGACGCGGCGAGGGTGTCGGCACGGAACCTGGCCAGGTCCTGCACCGCTTCGCGGCACAGGGCACCGCGGGGCATGGCCACCTTGTGGCGCTTGCCGGCGGCGTCGGTGCGCTCGATCGTGGCGGCGGCGGTCTGCGCCCCCGCATGGGCGCAGGTATCGCGCGCCCAGCTCGCCCAGGCGTCGCGATCGGCGCGGGTGCGGCGCGCGTCGACGTACAGCGCAGCGGTGGCGACACCGAGGGCGATCAAGACCAGCCAGCTGTTGCCGGCCCACGCATGCAGCGCCCGACAGGCGCCGGTGATCAGCTTGATCATACGGTTCCCTTTTCCATCATGGCGGCGAGGCGTTCGTCTCGGTCTCCGACCTGCCGTGCCCAGAGCGAGGCGCGCATGCCGGCGGCGGCGCCGGCGAAGTCACCGCGCTTCATCTTGGCGAGCGTGTTCCTGAAACCGAGCAGTCGCGTGATGCCGAGATTGAAGCACATGTTGAGCAGCACGCGCTGGCGAACGCCGTTCAGCGTGCGCCACCAGGGCAGCCTGGCATCGAGCTGGCGCTCGCATTCGGCGATGTCGTTGGCGAACAGCGCGCGCGACTGCTCGCGGGTGATGCCGTTCCTGAGCACGCTGGCGAGCGTGATGCCGAGCGCGGCAGTCTCGGCCTTGGAGATCCCGACATCGTCGAGGTTGCGGCCAATGCCGATCGTGCGTTTGCCCGCCGTGCAGCGATAGACCTTGAGCCGTTCGCCCTCGTCCCGCGTCAGCTCGGCGGCAAGCGCTTCGCGATCATAGGTCACTGATCGCCTCCCTTGCCGAAGAAGCGGTCGCGCAGCGTCGCCGGAATGGTGCCGGCGACGTCGGCCGCCGCCGCGATGAAGCGGGGCGTGGCCTCGAAGGCGATCATGCCGATGGTGAAGGCGATGCCCTGCAGCACAAAGGGATCGAGCGGCCAGAGGGCGCCGATCGCGCGAGCGGCAAACCATGAGACGATGATGCCCACGGCGAGCTGGGTGAAGCGTTCGCCCCAGGTGAGGCCCTTGCGCCAGGCGAGGCCCACCGCCGCGCCGATCGCGCCGGGGGCAATGCCCGACAGCAGGGCGAGGAACGCATCGAGCAGGGCCGCGATCTTCTGTTCCATGGTCAACTCCAGAGCTGGACCGTCTCGCGCACCGGCTGTGCCTGGGCGGCGATGACGGGGAGGGTGACCGGCGTGCCGATCGGGAGGATGGGGCCGTGATCGGCAAGGCCGGGATTGGCGGCGAGCACGGCATCGAGCGCCTCGGGGCCGAGGCCGCGCTCGCGCCACAGCAATTCGTCCAGCGTGTCGCCCTGGCGCGCGGTGAGCATGTCCGCCATCAGAGCAGCTCGACGTTGGTGCGGGTCTGGCCGAGGATGCCGCGCACCGCGTGCAGCGCGTCGCGGCGAAGCTCGCCGACCGAGGCGTCCAGCTCCTCCACCTTGCGCTGGCCGGCGCCGGTGAGATCTACGTCGCGCTGCCGCTCGACCAGCAGCGCCTTCGTCCAGGCGCCGACGGCGAGCTGATACAGCACGATGTTGCGGGTGGCGCCGTCGAGGGGCGGCGAGGGGACTTCGGCGAAGCTGGCGGCGGTCTGCATGGCGCGCCAGCCTTCGAGCTGGTCGTTCGCCCAGATCATCGCTTCGCGCACGGCGTCGCGCAGACGCTCGGCGGGCATGTCCCCGGGGATCCGGCGGGCCTTGCGCAGATCGACGGGATCGACGTTCGGGAACCAGCCGTCATTGACGATCGGCGCGCCATCGGGGGCCGCAGGCGGCGGCGTCAGGATCGGGCCGCAGGCGAAGCCGTTCATGCCAATACCGACGACGCGGCGGCTTTCATGCAGAGCACGAAGCCGAAAGCCCCAAGAACCACCACCGAGGCAGTTTGCAGGCGGGTGCGGATGTTTTCAGCGAAGAGGAAGTAGATCGACGCGAAGAGGACCGCAGCGGTGCAGAGCGCCAACCCGATGGCAAGCAGCATGTAGATGATGAGCATCGGCTGGTCTCCGTGGGTGGCGCCCCCGGCAAACGGGGGTGGGGACCGGGTCCGCGACGGCCCTCAGCCCGAAGGCCCTCCCGTCGCGCGCGATCCGCCCCCGAGCGCCGGGGGGCGAGCTGGTCAGGCGCCCTGGGCGGGCGGGGTGTTCTGGGCGGTCTCAGCCGTGACGGCTTCGAGCGCCTTCTCGATCTGCTTGATGCGGCCCTTCACGCCGACGCGATCGTCAAGCTGCTGCGCACGGCGCAGAGCTTCGAGCGCCGTGCCGAAGGCGTCGATTTTCCCGGCTTCCGCATCGTGCGCCGTCTCCATGCCGATCGCCTTGAACAGCTTGGCGCGGATCTGATCGTGCATGTCCGCGTCGGCGGTCAGGATCTTGGTATCGACAAGGATGTTAAGATCGAAGCGGCTGCCTGCGGCCTGCGCCTTGGCGGCGGCGGTGGCGATTTCCTCCGCGACCAGGGCGGCGGTGGTGCGCTGGTAGCGCGCCGGCATCGGCAGATCGTGGCGAAGCATGTATTCCGCCAGCTCGAGTGCACCGCGATACTCACCAACGTCGATCAGCCAGACCATGATGGTGGGGATCACGCCATCTGCCACGGCCCTGCCGGTCTCGCGCGCGGCAGTCACGCGCGCCATGACCCAATTGCGATAGGCCGGCAGCATTTCGCGCTTTGCCTCGATCTTCTTCTCGATCGACTGAATGCCCTTCAGCCGGCGCATGTCGTGGACCAGGCGCAGCTGGATCTGCGCGTCCGGCCCGTCGCCGAGTGCGGGGTCAATTGTGCCGGGATCGTCGACCGCGGCCAGCGCCGCGTGCTGCAGGGCATGCAGGCGCGCGGGGCTGGCGGTAACGATCGCGAGCGCGGGCTCCTGCCCGCCCTCTCCCTGGGGCGCGGCAACGATCGGGTTGGCGTGATCGGGCTTGGCCGCTTGGGCGAAGCGTTCACGGTGCTGGCGAGCGGGGCTCATGATGCGTTCCGGTGCTGGTTCGGGAAAGGGCGGGCAGGCTTGGCGCAGAGCCTCAGCTCTTCGGGCCAAGCTGGATGTTCTCGACCAGGGCGGCCTTGCCGTATTCCTCGACCATGAAGGCGTCGTTCACCGACTCGTAGTTGGCGATCTGGTCGAGGCTCGATTCCTCGACGACGTTGCGGCGCGCCGATCCGACCTGCCAGTAATAGGACAGGTTCTTCAGGCTGGTGACCATCAGGGCGTTGGCCGGGAAGTGCGGGACCATGATGGTCGGCTTGCCGCCGAGCTGGCGGCTGGACATCAGCACGTCGCGCGCGACCATTTCGGTCGCGGTGTTGCCCGCCTCGCTCACGATCTTGAAATATTTCTCGTGGACGAGGTCGCTGCCGACGATCACCACCAGATCGGTCGAGCCGCGGAACTGCTCGTGGAGCAGGTTATGGGTGACGTCGAAGACCAGCGCGTCGAGATTCTCGTAATCGGCATTGCCGGTTTCGGAGACATAGACCTTCGCCTGATCCAGCCCGCCGTGCGACATCACCCGCGCCGGGGCATAGGTGCGCATCTTGTAGAGCCAGCCGAAATTGACGTCCTGCAGCAGCGGGTAAGCGGCACGATCGGTCTGGGGCTTGGCGTCAACGCCATTGAAGCCGATCATGATGATGTCCTGCGCCTTCTGGACGATCACCGCGTCGCGGCAGAGCTGCTGGAATTCCGGGCGATGCGCCCAGGCGTCGAGCAGCGCATAGGGCCACGCATAGTCGTAGTCGGTCTTCTTGCAGATGTACTGGTCGATGGTGTCGCTGCCGAACGGGCTGGTGGGGGTGCGGCGCTGGCCTGCGGCGGTGTTGGTGCGCCCTGCGAGCGTGCGGGTGACGCCGACGCCGACGCGGTCGCCCATCTGCGGCACCACGGGGATGACGTTGATGCGCGAGAGGAAGTCGCTGGTGGTCTGCAGCTTGGCCTGCAGGCGCTGCTCGATCGCCGGGGCGACGGCGAACTTCTTGATCTCGGTCGAGCCGTTCGCGAAGAAATTGCCGTCGAGGCCGTTCAGCTTGGCGACCTGGCCAAGATAGGCGTTGAACAGCACGCGGGTCTGGTTCTGCATGGGGAGGCTCCGGGGATGCGAGGGTAGGGGCGCGGGCAGGGAAGCGGGCAGGGAAGCGGTCAGCAGTCGGTGAGGTGCTGGCCGGTGCCGCCGGTGGCCGGCGGACGGCTGAACCCGGCGGGCGTGCCTTCGAGCTGGGATTTCAGGCTCGCCAGCTCGGCCTGGGTGGCGGCGATGGCGTCGTGCGCGGGCTTCACCGCTGCGGCGACCGCATCGCCCATCGCCTTGGTGAAGGCCGCGAAGTCCATATTGTCGTTCGCGGGCGGGTTGGCCGGGGCCGGCGGGGGCGGCGGCGGCGTGGCAGGATCCTCGGTGGTGCGCTTGAACATGTCGGCCACCTTCGCGAAGCCGGCGACGATCGCCTCGGCGATGCCGGCCGAGCCCGCTTCGAATTCGATCGCGACCGCCTCGGTCGAGGCGCTGAACAGCGTGCCGGGTGCCGAGCGCGCGAACTGCAGCTTCTGGGTGCCGATGCTGGCCGGCGTGTCGGTGAAGGCCAGGCCGACCAGGCCGATCTTGCCGGTGCCGGCATAGTCGGGGGTCAGCTCGACCGAGGGATAGGGCTTCTGCTCGGCGGCCGAGAGCTTGACCAGCTGATCATTGCCCTCGACCTGCACATAGAGCGCGCGGCGGGTTTCGTCCTTGCCGGCGATCTTGAACGTGTCGTCCTGCGCCTTGACCGCGACGACATCGCCATAGCCGTTGAAGGGCGGTTCCGGGCTGAAGCCGCTGAGGTGCTCGATGTTGATGCGAGGCGAATAGACGTCGCGGTTGAAGGTCTCGACCACCTGGTCGATAATCTCGTCCGTGATCGTGCGGCCGTCGTTGATCGTCTGACCGGCGACGAGAGCGCGGAAGAACTTGGAGAGTTTGGCCATGGCGATGCTGGTCCCTTGATGATCGCGGCAGTGCGGCGTTTGACCAGGCGAACAGGGACCGGATCCCGGCATCTTCTCAAGCGAGCGGCCTTGTAAATCGGGGTTTTACAAGCCGGGCCGCTGAGTGGCGGGCCGCGCGCGTGGCTAGGTTCGCGGCGCCATGCATCCCGCCGACGAACCGCTGCCAGCATCGACGATGCCCATCCCCGTGGATGCGCGCAGGAAGGCGCGCAGCCTGTACTGGCGCTTCTGGACCGTCACCCAGATCGCCGAGGAGCTGGCGCTATCGCGCGCGACGGTGGAATCGTGGCGGCAGCGCGATCGGTGGGATGACGCGCCTGCGCTCACCAAGATCGAGGACGCGATCGAGGCGCGCATCGTCGGCCTGATCGACAAGGACAGGAAGACCCCCGGCGACTTCAAGGAAATCGACCTGCTGATGCGCGCGGTGACCGCTGCGGCGCGCGTGCGGCGCTACGAGGCCCCGGGCGGCCACGAAGGCGATCTGAACGAGAAGGTGGGCAACCGCAACGCGGGCGAGAAGAAGAAGGCGAAGACCAACCACTTCACGCGCGAGCAGGTGGAGGAGCTGGAGCGCATCTTCCACGACGAGCTGTTCGGCTATCAGCAGGACTGGTGGGACGCGCGCGACCAGCGCACCCGCATGATCCTGAAATCCCGCCAGATCGGCGCGACATGGTATTTCGCGCGGGAGGCGCTGCTCGATGCGCTGCGCGGGCGCGGCAACATGATTTTCCTCAGCGCCTCGAAGAGCCAGGCGCACATTTTCCGCAACTACATCATCCAGTTCGCCGCGCGCGTGGGCGTGAAGCTGCAGGGCGACCCGATCGTGCTCAGCGCCGAGACGCTGCCCGAGGGCGAGGATCTACCACAGCTGATCTTCCTGGGCACGAACGCGCGGACGGCGCAGGGCTATCACGGCAATTTCTACTTCGACGAATTCTTCTGGACCTATGGCTTCGAGGAACTGAACAAGGTCGCCAGCGGCATGGCGATGCACAAGAAGTGGCGGAAGACCTATTTCTCGACGCCGTCCACCGTCGCGCACCAGGCGCACCCCTATTGGACCGGCGAGCGCCGCAACCGGCGGGTGAAGAAGGAAAACCGGATCTCGATCGACACCGGCCATGCCCGGCTGAAGGCGGGCGTGGTGTGTGAGGACAATATCTGGCGCCAGATCGTGACGATCGAGGACGCGGAGGCGCGCGGCTGCGACCTGTTCGATCTGGACGAGCTGCGCATCGAATATGCGCCGGACGAATTCGCCAACCTGCTGATGTGCCAGTTCGTCGACGACAGCCTCTCGGCGTTCAAGTTCAACGAACTGCAGAAGGCGACCGTGGACGCCGATGTCGACTGGACCGACATCAACCTGCTCGCCGCGCGGCCCGTGGGCACGCGCGCAGTGTGGGCGGGCTATGATCCGCAGGAGAGCGAGAACGGCGACAATGCCGCGCTGGTGATCGCGCTGCCGCCCGAGGGGCCGGCGGGCAAGTTCCGGTTGCTGGAGAAATACCAGCTGCGCGGGCTCGACTTCCAGGCACAGGCCGAGTTCATCCAGGCCAGGCTGGCGCGGTACAACTGCACCTATCTGGGCATCGACGCCACGGGCGTGGGCGCCGCGGTCTATCAGCTGCTGCGCGACAAGGTGCGCGGCTGCACCAAGATCGAATATTCGCTCGAGACGAAATCGGCGCTGGTGATGAAGGCGCAGCACAGCTTCGCGCGCGGCCGCATCGAGTTCGATGCCGGGTGGATCGACGTGCAGTCGTCGTTCCTCTCGATCAAGAAGGCGCTCACCGGCTCGGGCCGCGCGCTCACCTTCAAGACCAGCCGCGGCGACGAGGACATCGGCCACGGCGATCTGGCCTGGGCGGTGATGCACATCCTGATCAACGAACCTCTGGACGGCAGCGCGCGGCCGAAGACGCGCATGGAGATTGTCGATGGCGAAGCGGAACCGGACGCGGGCAATGTCCCGGCAGGAAGCGGGAGCGGCCTCGTCTGGGGCATTGGTGCCGGCGAACGACCATATGCCGGCGGAGCGCAGCTCGGCGGGCATGGCGTTCAGCTTCGGCGATCCGGAGCCGGTGCTCAATCGGCGCGAGCTGCTCGACATGGCCGAATGCTGGCACAATGGCCGCTGGTACGAGCCGCCGGTGCCGCTCGACGGCCTGGCGCGCGCGTTCCGCGTCTCGCCGCACCACAGCAGCGCCATCATGCTCAAGCGCAACCTGCTGGTCGCATCCTTCGAGCCGTCGCCGCTGCTCAGCACCGCGGCCTTCGAAGCGATGGCGCAGGATTTCCTCGTCTTCGGCAACGGCTATCTGGAGGAGCGCCGGAACGTGCTGGGCGGCGTGCTGCGCTATGAGCACGCCATCGCCAAATACACCCGGCGCGGGGTGGAGGAGGGGCGGTTCTTCTATGTGCCCGGCAACCGCGACGAGACCGAGTTCATGCCTGGCAGTGTGGTGCAGGTCCGCCAGCCGGACGTGAACCAGGAGATTTACGGCGTGCCGGAATATCTCAGCGCGCTGCAGTCGGCGCTGCTGAACGAGGCCGCGACCCTGTTCCGCCGCCGCTATTATCTGAACGGCAGCCATGCCGGGTACATCCTCTACGCCACCGGCGAGATCGACCAGAACGACACCGAGGCGCTGAAGGGCGCGCTCAAGGCATCACGGGGGCCGGGCAACTTCCGCAACCTGTTCGTGCATGCGCCCAACGGCAAGGAAGGAAGCCTCAAGATCCTGCCGATCGCCGAGGTGGGCGCGAAGGACGAGTTCCTCGGCATCAAGAACGCGACGCGCGACGATGTGCTCGCCGCGCACCGCACGCCGCCCCAGGTGCTCGGCATCGTGCCGGCGCAGGGCTCCAGCGGCTTCGGCAATCCGCTCCAGGCGGTCGACATGTTCTTCCAGCTGGAAATCGTGCCGCTGCAGGTGCGGCTGCTGCAGATCAACGAGCTGACCGGCCGCGAGGTGATCCGGTTCCGCGAGCGGCAGCCGATGGCGTCGGCCGCATAAGGCTGCAATGGCCAAAGATCGGGCGTCGACGTGCCAAGACGCCCCGGATCTTGCTGTCATGCAGTTGATCGTTAGAGTCCAATTATGGACGAAAAGTTGCTTGGACTGCCGCTGCACATCCAGATAGCGCTGGGTGGCGGGTATCTCGCGTATCTAGTAGCGTATGCTGGTATAAGGCAGCATCATACGCCGCTGGAAGTATTCTTCCGATCAATCGCTTTTGGTCTGGTCTCAACCGCGGTTATGCTTTGGGCACCCGACGCTCCAGCTTTCCTCGTCGCATGGAAGCACCCGTTCTGGCGACCGACCACGGCGGTGGCTAGCACTGTGCTGATTGGTGCGTTCTGGAGATGGCGCGGCATGCGCTGGAGCCGCGTAGCCTTGCGAGAGCTGAATGTCAGCTGGACGGACGATATCCCAACAGCGTGGCTCACGGTGACCGCCACCGAAACCAATATCGCCCCTACACAGATCGTTGTCGATCTAGATGGAGGCCGCACGCTTATGTGCGAAGATACGCGACTGTTTGAGCACTCGCCCTTTGCGCCCTGCATCTATGGTCTAGATGGCAGCATCGCATTCTACGTGACCGCTGAAAGGCCAGCAGGTGGCGAATGGGTCGACAGAACGGACGTTCTACATGTCGACGGGGACATGCTCACCTATGTCCCCGCCTCCGCGATCAAGCGTGTTCAGCTGAGGCTGACACCCAGCTCAAGCGGGCGGTCGCGCTGGTGGCGGCGCTTCCGAGGGCTTTGGCGGCGGCGGCGGCGGAATTCTCGGATTGACTGAATCCGGAATGTATCTGGGCTTGTCGCTCATGATGTTCACTTCGGCGGACGCGCAGGGCGTTCAGTCGTTTGCGTGGGCGGCAGCGTGATCGGGCGCGTTGAAGCTTGGTCATCCCGTGCAGGCGGCATCGTTGGGCGGGAACTCCGTTGCTCGCGTCTGTCGTTGCTCATTAAACTCTCCCTTCGTTAACAAAACTATTCTGCTCCGCGATCTATGTCGATCCCCATCCCTCAGGATCGCAAGCCACGAACTAGCCGCTCCCATTGCTCCTCGGTATTCGGGAAGCGGTTTGGCGCAGTCGGCTCCTGGGCGCAGGGGCGCACCTTCGCGCCGGCTGGCCTGCCGCCGCACGCGAGGCAGTACAGGTGATCGCGGAGCAGGTGCAGAGACGTCGACCAGCGATGGCATCGATACCAGCGCTCAAGGCGCCGCGCATCGATCACCGCGCTATGCCCGCAACCACATTGCACCAGCACGTTGAAGCCCCTGCGCGTGATGTCGCTCAGCGTCTCATAGCGATGGTTGGCACTCATGGGCGGGCACCGAATGGACCGGGTTGTGAATGGAACATAACTAGAACACTATTAGGCCATGCGTTCCCGAGTCGACAACCCGCACGATCATCCAACCGGCCGCTGCAGGATCTGCACCGCGAACGATCGTGAGGCATTGGTCGAGGATCTCGCCCGCGCGCTGTGGGACAGCAGGCGCAGCGGCACGCTCGACGACGTACCGCTAGATCAGGCGGCGGCCCACTGGCAGCGGGTCTTCCACGAGTTCGCCCAGGCCGCGCTCGACATCCTCGACCCGCAGGCCGGCTGACGGGGCGGGGGGGGG